ACCGGGTGCCTGTACAATATTGGCGGGCATTTGTGGCATTTCGTTATAAGCAGAAGGAAGGCCATAATTACTCATATCGCCTCCTATACTCGTCATAGGTGGCCCAAAACTTTGATTCATACCGGGTTGAAGTATATTATTGGTTGGTTGTTTAACCATTGTTCTGCTACCATCACCCGCATATGAAAACATGTAACCATCTGGGAGCCCTGATGCTATTGGACGGTATCTGGTATCTTGAATAGGTAGTATCCCGTTGTAAGGGTCAGGCATACCTATTGCGGGGTTAAACATAGTAGCCATTAGTAAGTACCTCCGCTAATAGTTGCACCATCCACAGTCGGCAGTGTAACCGTACCTGTGAATGTAGGGGAGGCTGAATTTGCCTTGCTATTATTGGCTACTTGAATTGCACTAAATTCTACATCGAATTCCGTACCCCTAACAATCTTACTCGCATTACCACTAGGAAGTGTATCCTTAGCAGTAAAGTTTGTAGTCTTGGTATAATTACTCATACTGTTCTCCCGCCTTTTACGAAGATGTCTATCTGTTGTACCGAAAGAGGACTACCGTCAATGGTGGCCTCAATCCCTAATTGAAATACTCGTCCCGTCTTTGATAATGTTACATCCTTACGGTTAATAACAATACCGGGAGAAAACACAGCCACAGTGTACTCATCAATACCGTATTGACCTGAGCTATTAGTGGGAAACGTAAAGACCCTAGAGCCGTAGTTAGAACCGTAGTCCACATCCCATTTGATTGTTATCGCTGTACCCCCACCACCTATAAACATAAAAGAAGAACTCTTTAACATTTTTAAGTTAGCTGGAGCGCCTGCATCAAGGTGCGTAGTATAGTAAGACATTGTGTAAGAGTCTAAGTTGTCATTAAAACCACCATACTCACTAACACGTAACGAAGTACCTATAAACATCTTGTTGGTTCGGGTGGTGCAAAATGAACTGTAACCTTGTCCCGTCCATGTTGTTACTCTAAACGACCCATCCTCTAAAGCAGACCTAATATCAAAGCACCACACCTTTTGAAGTGATGGTATTGTTATTAAATAGAAGGCTTCTTTCTCGTAGTAAGCGCTCTTAACAATACCACTTTCACCCGCTAACTCAGCTAGTAGTTGGTCACGTACATTCCTAGATAAGTCACGCATTGGTGAACTCTTCTCTTGAATAACACGACCTAAGCTACGAACCCCTGTATCAGATAAGAACAATATATCTGTACCTATATCTTGAACAGAGTCGCGAGCAATACAACCCACACCGTCTATAATATCCACTAACTGCATTGTCTCAGGTTGTTGTGCGCCTGAGTAGATAATGATGGTCTTTTTACAGAAGATAACAAGGTTACCGTTGAAAGCGGCTAAATGAGTAATCTCATCTGTGCCGTTGGTAAATACATTCTCTAAATCAAGTGCCCCGGCTGTCCCAGTGTTAAAGCTAGTACCAATTAAAGTATCACTCCAATAAACTGTTGTCTTACCTAAGTTGGTACGCGCCATCCACATACGCCCATATGCAGATAAGCCGACACCCGCTTGAGTAACACTAGGAGGCATTGCGCTAAAGCTACTTAAATCAACCCAACCAGTACCTCCTACAATGTCGTTAACTATTGGCATATGCCCTTCGTGAAAGAAGTAAGCATCACCGTTAAAGCTCATAGGTTGCCAGTTAGCATCAGCAGGAGGAGCGCCGTCAGTATAAGCAGTCGTTGTAGTCCCGTCTGCGTCCATGTTATAGAATCGATCACCACCGGCGAAGAATATCTCTGTTGAGCCGTCCTTGTTAACATGCTCGTGAATACAATATACAATGTCGTTAGCATCGACATCAGATAACGTGGTGTAACCTTTGCGAGCGCCAACCCTGCCGTAAGAGTCAATAACAGCATTGTTAGCCACTAGCGCGAAGTTCTGTTGTACGTTAACTGAAGCCTCTTGGGTGTTTAAACCGAAGAAGCCCGGAGCAACGATTGAAACTGGGGTTAGTGGTGATGCAGCCATTAGACTACATACCAGATAGTTTCAGTAGGGAACCGACCAGCTTCAATGGCAATCTCGTCCGCCATCGCGCTCTTGTATAACATGTATTGGTCATTACTTAAACGTCCGCCATCTTCACCGCGTTCGCTAATAGCTCTTGCCAATGCACCTTGAACAATAGGCTCTGAAGGAATAGACAACACATCAGTGTTAGCTACTAGATCATCTTGGGGTATAACAACGTTAAAGCGAATACTGTAGACAGCATCAGGAACAGGGTACAGATCAACTGCACTGTCTAAGTTAGCATCTACACCATTAAAGCTATAGAAGGTTGGGTTACCGCCTTGAGCAGGGGTGATGAGAAACCGCTGATTCATCCATGTAGCGCTACGGGCTTGCATCATAAAATCAGAAGTCTCATTTCCTACATCAGTAAGGCGGAAGCGAGTACCACTACCTACTAAAGTGTAATGAAAGGTGTCAGCAATAGTTGTAAGGGTTAGAGTAGTGCGTAATGCATTCCAATTCCAAGCCGCTTCAACCTCTTTCTTTGTGCTGTTAACATACTCACCAATTAGTTTGGAATAGTCTGTTTCGTCAACGTCAGTGACCTCAGTCTCTCGCAGTCTACGTAAGACAGCATTTATAATTTGTAAGTATGTCATGTTATTCCTTAACCTTATAAGTATGGTGCGCTGTTTTCTTTATACAAGTCAAAAGAGGCAATAACAGAAGGCTCTGAACCGGCTTCTGAGTTAAAGTGTAAAGAGTCTCCTGCTTGCATAATCAAACTATCTGTGTATTGGATATAACTATTAGGCGCTACGATAGCTTCAGTAACAATATATACCTTACGTGTAATATCGTGAGCGTGTTGCCAATAGATTGTAAAGTGCTTGTTGTTTCCGGTAGCATTACTAATAAACAAAGTGCTTACGTTTGCTTTATAACCAGCAGGGACAGTTAAGATGGTTGTAAGAGTTGCCGCTACAGGGTTAAGTCCAATTGAGTGTTTCATTACATTGTCGCTCCATTGTCCATACCACCACCATCTACACCACCGCCACCACCTATACCGCCACCCATCATACCCCCTTGTGGACTGGGATTACTGAGTAGGCTCTGTATAAATGAATTAAAGTCTTGCATACTAGCTCCTTACTTCTTTGTTGGCTTTGGTTTCTTGTTCTTCGTCTTACGCATGTTACGTACTGGTAAATCTCGCATTAGAATTGTCCTTTAGTGTATATTGCCCAAGCTAACCCTACAACAGCAAACAAACCAGTTGATACCAGTAAGACAGCCATAACAATGTTAACTACATCTGTAACCTTCTGTTTAAATCGTAAGTGAGTTATCTGAGCAAGCGCCGCCGCCTTCTCTCTACCCTTACGTGCCTCTACTTGGAATTGTAACCATTCGTCCCACATTCCCGGAGCACCTTGATATATGAATAACTCTTTTAACTCTTGTTCTTGTGTCTTCAACGTAGCTAAGGCCATGAATTCCTCTAAGTCGCTACTGTTACCCTTAGCCTTCAAGTCTTGTTGTAACTTAGCCTTACTGTTAAAATAACCTATTACTTGCGAACCTGCCGCCATAAAGTCACCTCCATTGCTAATTGTTTCCTTAATAACAGCGAAGGCTGCGTTGGCTAGGGCGAGTTCAGCAATCATTACTTTATCCTATATTCACTAATCATAAAAGAGAAAGCTGTAACAATACCTGCAATCCACAACAAAGGTTTAGCCATTGAAGCTAACCACCCTAAGACAATGAAGGCTCCTTGGGCTGCATTAAAAGCCGCAACTACCTGTTCACTATCTTCGGACAGTTTATCTACTTTAGCTTCCACCTCTATTAGGCGCTCATATATCTCAACATGTGTTACTTCATTGTTCATTTTCTTCTTATGTTAATTTACCAAGGCTTGTAGCGGGGTTAAATCTTCATCCGTCCAATACGTCTTGTCCAGCATAATCTGCAAATGCTCTACGTTGCGTGATACTGTGTCGACCCAGTCTTCGTCAGTCATGCCCTCAGGTTGACCAGCGTTGATGAGGTTTACGGAGTCCATTGCGGAAGAGTAGTGCTTTGCGATTTGCTCAGGGGTGTTTTCAATAATCATGGTTTACTTTCAAGGGTGGGTTAAAACATAAGCGTCAAACTTTGCATTCAGTTCCTGCAAGGCTTTAACGAGTACTGGGATTAAAGCGGTATCAACCATCCGCAGTTTGTCTTCATCTTCGTTGTCTACAATGACAGGGTTAGCACCTTCTAGCTCTAGCACGTCTTGGGCTTTAAAGCCGTAACGCACCCCGCCATTGGTTTCTTCAGAGTCCCGTGCAGTGCGGAACTGATACGCCGTGGGCTGCAACGCTTTGACAAACTCAAGGCCGTGGGGAACAGGCGCAAAGTTAATCTTGTCACGCGCATCTGACACAACTGTCCAAGCCACTTGAATGTAGGCATTGGTGACACCCGTAGAGCCCATGCAGAAACGATTGTCGTGGGTCGTTGGGTCAAATACTGGGGCGTAGCTGCCTGCTGAATTACGCGGGTTGATTCCTGTGTTTCCGCTGCCTGTGGTGTTGTAGAGGAGTGCGCTCCTCCCGCTAGCTGTGTTGTTGCTGCCTGTGGTGTTGGCGTTGAGTGTTGACAGCCCGTTAGCTGTGTTGTAGTTGCCTGTGGTGTTGTTCTGAAGTGCGCTTCGCCCGCTGGCTGTGTTGCTGCCGCCCGTGGTGTTGTTTTCAAGTGCTTTATACCCGCTAGCTGTGTTGCTGTTGCCTGTGGTGTTGGCATCCAAAGCACCCGAACCCAATGCGGTGTTAGACGCTATTGCACCTGCACCTTTGCCTACTCGCACGCCTGACAGGGTTGCGTCGGTTGTGGAGGAGATAGCTCCGGTTACTGCCAACGCCCCAGAGTTCACAGCAGCCAGCGTAGAGGTTCCTGATGCCGACAGCGAGGTAAATGCACCTGTAGATGGTGTAGAAGCCCCTACGCTAGTTCCGTCTACAGCACCCCCGTTAATATCAACAGTTCCGCTAGTCAATGTGTTAATGGTAACAGCATTGATAGTACCACCCTCAACCTTGTCGCCACTGATAGCGTTGTCAGGGAGGGTGACAATACCGCTTGCAGTAAGGTTTCCAGTAGTAATAGAAGAAGGATTAACACCAACTTCAACAACAGTTCCTGCGCTGTTCTCGGTAAAAAGTCTCTTGTCTGTAACGTTAACAGCCAACTCGCCTTGAACCAATTGACCTGATGTAGGGACGGCGGAAGCTGTAATGCTGTTCTTAGTGATTATAGTATTTGCCATAAGATTTCCTTAGAATGTTCCACCGTTGATGGTGTCGGTTTCAGTTAAGTAGGTTGCGAGTGTTGCTTGTAAGTCAGAGTAGGTAGTAGCTGCATTAGTAGCTGATGTCGATGCCGCTGAAGCTGAACTCGCAGAAGCAGTGGCGCTGTTGGCGCTGTTGGTTGCTGAAGTAGAGGCCCCGGAGGCACTAGAGGCAGCAGCGGTCGCACTGTTACCTGCATTGGTGTTAGAGGTTGCAGCGGCTGTCGCACTAGAGGTTGCATTAGTAGCCTGTGTAGTTGCTGTAGAAGCCGATGTAGAGGCCGCTGAAGCTGATGTAGAGGCGCTAGAGGCTGATGTAGAGGCACCTGAAGCTGATGTAGATGCGTTAGTCTCAGAGGTTGCTGCATTAGTAGCTGACGTTGCACCCGCTGTAGCTGAACTAGCCGAGTTAGTCGCTGAAGTCGATGCCGCTGAAGCTGAACCAGCAGAAGCCGTAGCAGATGAAGCTGCATTAGTTTCTGACGTACCCGATGCTGTTTCAGATGCACTAGCTGCTGTAGCTGAGGTTGACGCTCCTGACGCGCTTGTAGCTGCATTGGTAGCAGAGGTAGCGGCATTGGTTTCAGACGTAGCAGAGGCCGTCTCAGAGGCTCCTGCATTGGTTTCTGATGTAGCCGATGCTGTCGCTGATGCCGTGGCGCTGTTGGCGCTGTTGGCGCTGTTGGTTGCCGCCGTCTCCGCTGCTGTAACAAGCCCAGCAACATCTGCTATACTGTCTACTAACGCTTGTACTTCATTTTTGTTAGTTAATGCTGAAGTCGCAGATGAACTCGCACTAGAAGCTGAGGTTGCTGCATTGGTTGCTGATACTGCTGCCTCTGATGCTTTAGTAGCGGCGTTAACTGCTGAAGCCGCCGCCGCTATCTGAGCCTCTGTTACTTGAGATACGGAGGCATCATTGATGGCATCCCCTGCACCCCCTACTCCACGATAATATGCCATATAATCTCCTTGTTTCTTTATTACCCTTAACAAGATAATAAAGAAAGGGGACTCCCTAAAGAATCCCCAATCAATTACTTAAGCAGCTAGTGCAAAAGAAATAGCGGCTTCGTCACGCAACTCTTTCACGCCGTAAAGCATGTCAGAAGTGAACAATGTACCCAAGTACTCTTGCTTGTACTGAGTCTGGCTACGCACGCCTTGTTGTTCAGCCAATACAAAGGCTTCCTTGTGGAACATCAAACCAATACGGCTAGTAGCAGTCGTAGCGGTGTCAGCGTTGGTAGACACATAAACGGTCATGCCGTATACGTCACCAATCTTACCGTTACGGATGCTGTTAGCGCTACCAACTTCAC